TCTAGTAAAGTTTTTTCGCACTCAAACTTATAAATCTGTTGAGGCAAAATATTTAAAGTTTGCATATAAAGGGTGGTTTAGTTATTAATCTTTAGATGCAACAATTACATCTATATATGAAACTGCGAGGTCTACGTTACTTACAGAGATAGTGTGGTTATGTGCTCCACCTGTAAATCCGTGTGTGTGCCCAGCACCGCCACCTGTAGATGTGACAGTAGCATCTTGATAAGCACCACAAAAACTTCGAGCATACCAACTTATTCCTTGCCAACCGCCAGCGTAACCTAAGTTAGGACTACATTGGTGTTTAAATAATCTAAGAATGTGGTTGTGTGAAGGTATTTCATTTTCAGTCAGTGTATGACTGGCAACTGTACCACCGGTGTTTTCACTAGAAGCTGTAGCTGAGATTGATTTACTACCGAATGCAGTTGTAAATGCAACACTACCTCCAGTTCCTCCACCAGAACCAGATACTACTCTAAGAGCTTTGTTATCAACGTTACTTGTTACCTTTGTCCAACCTGAAGGAGCAGATGCCTGATTAAAGATCATCTTAGTTCCAGATGGGAATGCAGCAAGTCCTGTTAAGTTTGAACCATTGATAGCTGGTAAAGTTGAAGGGAATCTAGCATCAGGAATAGTTCCAGCGTTTAAGTTTGAAGCGTTACCAGCACTAAATCCAGCAGCAGTTCCAGAACTTGTAATATATCCAGCACCATTTGTTAACTGGTTATTGTTACTTACGTTAGTAGCACCGTCCGCTACGTTTATCATTGTCCGAATATTACCCGGAGTTAATTCTTGTACATCTCCAGAACCACTTGATTGTCTACCAAGAACTCTATCTTGTGCTACGTTTTGAATCTTTGAATATTGGACAACATCATTACCTAGTTGGTCAGTTCCAACACTATTATTTCCTAAATGAGTTGATGTTAGTTTATTAGATGCTAATAATGTTTTTATTTCAGCAGATGTCTGATCGGCTGTAGCTGCTGTCTCTATGCCGTTTAGCTTACTATGGTCAGCGTCAGTAAACACGTTACTATCAGAAGCCGACTCAACAAGTGTTCTTATTTCGGCAGCAGTCTGGTCAGCAGTAGCTGATGCTTCAATACCATCTAATTTACTACCGTCAGTAGCTACGTCTCTACCATCAACTGTTCCAGATACTGTGATATTTCCTGTTACGTCAATACCAGCAGAAAAATCGTGGTTAGCGTTAGATGTAATTGGACCGTTGTTAGACACTGCTACTGAAGCAGAACCGTTTTGTATAGTTGTGCTGTCAACAGCAGTTGTTGATGTCGCAGTAACAATACCTTTTGCGTTAACAGTAACTATAGGAATAGCTGTACTTGAACCGACAGTTCCAGCACTTACGCCAGAGTCAGCTAGTTTACTGTTTGCTATAGCAGCAGATGCGTTGATGTCTGCGTTTACGATTGTTCCGTCTACTAAGTTTGCACTAGCTACGGTTACGTCAGAAGGTAATGTTCCTGCTCCAATTTTTGCAGGAGTAATAGAATCATTATCTAACCTACCAGCAATAGTTGAGCTGGATACGTTAGCTAAGTTTTCTTTTGCTAGTGGATGACCACCAGCTACTGAACCGCAATGTACTACTGCGGTGTCTTTTGTGGTATCTATAGTTACTTCGCCTTCAGCACCAGTAAATGACCCGTGCTGAGTTGTAGTACCACGTCTTAATTTTAATAATTTAGCCATTTAAAGTGTACCGAAATCTATTTGTAAGTTGTCTCCACTGACAGTTGCTACTTCAGTCAAGTTTTTGTCATTGCAATCGAGATGAGAATATAATTCGGGTGTTAAATCATCTACTAAGTTTTGAATACCTGAGTTAGATGTAATACCTAACCATGCAGATCCGTTATAGTTTTTTAAAGTATTATTAGCTGTGTCATACCAAAGCATTCCAGCAGAGGGAGATCCCGGAGCTGATGCACTTATCATGTATTCAGCAGCATATCTATTAACGTCTGATATAGAACCAGAAACTGTGTTTATATTTGTAGCGTTAGAAACTGCTGCGTTAATGTTTGAAGCATTAGAAACCGCAGAGTTGATATTACTTGTGTTATTAGCGACAGAAGTAACGTTTGAGTTGTTACCAGCGACTGTATTAATGTTTGTAGCGTTGGAAACAACAGCATTAATATTTGAAGCGTTGCTAACAGCAGCATTAATATTAGAAGCGTTAGCTTGTACGGCGTTAATGTTGGTTGCATTGGCTTGTACCGCATTTATATTTGTTGAATTATTTGCAACTGCGGTAACATTAGAAGCTATACCACCAACTGCTACAACACTTGCTGAGATATCAGCTACAGCTTTAATTGGGTCTTCTACAACAGTTATGGTGTTACCCATATTACTGTGGTTTGTACAGTAGTACTGGAAATTAGAAGGCTGTGATTCTGGTATAACTATTTGTACTTTCGCACCAGCACTACCTTGAGTACCAGTGACCGTTACGTTAGTTGAGTACTGAGAACTACCAGCATAAAAACGTAGTGGATGAGATCCAAGAGTATTAGAACTCATATCAAATGTATAAGTCCAGCCTTTATGCAATGTAAGAGCGGGAGCTTCAGTTCCATCTAAGTAATACTTTCCACTAGCAGAAGTAACAACAAATGTCTTTTCATCTTCTAAAGCATCTGCAACTATATCAAGTGATCCATTAGAACTACCTGTTGATGCAGCATCAGTTATTAATCCGAGGTCTTCGGAATAAGTAATCGAACCTGAGACAATAGCAATATCATCAAGAACACTCTGTGCAGGGGTGATGATAGCCCAATTAGCCCCGTCATATACCCGTAAATTATCATTGGAGTTATCAAACCATAAATCACCGTCTTGTAAACTTGTTCCATCAGCTCTTTGTGTAGGCGCACTGCCTGAAATTTGATATATGTCAGCAAAGTTATTTATATCTGCTACGTTTGAACCAGCATTAACAATGTTAGTAATGTTGGAAGCAACAGTATTAACCTGAGTTGCTATAGGTACTAATCTATGGAAACTATATGTATGTAATGTAGATGTTGACTCTACTAAGAATCCAAAGTTTTGAGGTATTGTTGGTGCGCCAGTAATAGTAACAGTGTTTCCTGTACCAGCTCCGTTAGGTATTGTTATTGTCGTACCGCTAGGAGTCAGAGTAGCAGTTGTGGCTGCAATACTTAATATAGCTGACTGTCCTGTAGCTCCCTGTGGGTTTGTTGCCGGGAAACTTGTCTGGTTTGCAATAGCTGTAAAACCACCAACCTCGTCAATAAGGTCAATAATTCTTGCGTTAATAGCAGCAGTTGTTGCTACGTATGCGTCAGAGTTAGACCAAGTAACACCACTAGCAATAGTTTCAGAAGAGTCTTGTCTAAGGAACTTAGCTTCAGCTTCTGTCTCTGTGTAGTATCTACCGTCAAGAGCACCGTTTGTTAATTCAGTTTCTGTGTAATACCTAGTATCTAAAGATGTGGTATTCATCTCAGATAAAGTAAGTTTGTCAGATTGTAGAAGTGTCTTTATTTCACTAGCTGTCTGATCGGCTGTAGCTGCTGTCTCTATACCAGCTAATTTACTTTGCTCTGAATCACTAAACTCGTTAGTGTTTGCATTAGCTTCGTATGCAGTTTTTATTTCTGCATTAGTTTGGTCTGCTGTAGCTCCAGTTTCAATACCGTCTAACTTTGTATGATCTGCATCTGTAAAAACGTTACTATCAGTCGCAGCTTCTACGGCTGTTCTAATTTCTGCATTAGTTTGGTCAGCAGTTGCACCAGTTTCAATAGTATCTAATTTAGTACCATCGGCTGCAACGTCACGACCATCTACATCTCCAGAAACTGTGATGTCACCTGTAACAGTGTGGGCACCACTAGCAAGAGTTCCGGTTGTAGATACGTTTTGTGATCCAAAAGCCGGTGTGACTTTAGTACCAGTTATAGCTGCGTTCGTATGTATGTCAGCATCAATAATAGTTCCATCAACTATGTTTGTACTCTCGACAGTTATGTCTGCTGGTAATGCACCACCGCCTAACTTAGTAAGAGCTACAGAATCATTAGCCAACTTAGAACCAGAGATATCTGCACTGGTATTAATGTCAGCATTAACTATTGTTCCATCTTGGATGTTAGTTGAAGTGACTACGATGTCGCTTGGCAACGTACCACTGCCTAACTTTGCAAGAGTTACTGAATCGTCAGCTAATTTAGAACCACTTATATCGGCACTATTACTAACATCATCGTTAACAATAGAACCATTTACAATGTTAGCTGAGTTGACTGTTAGTCCAGCCTTAAGTAATCCATCAGCTAATTTACTATTATCTATATTTGCACTTGCATTTATATCAGCATTGACGATAGTTCCATCTTCTATTTTTGCAGATGTAACTTGTCCATCTTTAATATCTGCTGTAATTATTTTATTTCTATGCTCAACAGCAGCAAATCTACCCATATCATGGATAGCGTTTAAATCGGCTGCTCTTATAGATGATCCAACAGCAAATACGGCTGCTGCTGTATTCACATCTGTTTCTCTATAAATACGTACGTTACCTGTACCAGCAGGAACGTTTGGTCCAGTACTAACGGTTGTTCCGCTAACGCTGTATTGACCTTCAGCTAAAGATAAAGCATTGGCTATGTATTCGTAATTTCCGCCATTAACACTTACTTTAATGTCGCTTGGTTTTAAATATTCAATTGTAATGGCGTATGAGGTGGCACCGCCATTTTTGTATTCTTCAGTTGTTTGTACCGCCATGGGTCTCCACCTATTCGTTTGCTAGTTTTAGTACTCCGTCTATATCGCCACCTTTAGCAGCTTCTTTAATTTCTTTGACCTTAATTTCTCTTGCTTTAATACCAGCTAGAATCTTAGGATCTAATTCACTTTCAGCTATTTTTTTAGCTAATACAAAAGCTCTATCTAAACGACTATATATCTGTGCAAAATCAGAAATTTCTAAATCTTCAGCAGATACATTGTATTGTCTAGCAGTCTTAATTATTTCAAGGAATCCTTTTTTACCTTTAAGAAATGGATACTCTCTACCTTTGTAGGTAATCTTTTCTGCATCCTTCATTATCTTCTGAATCTCTTTTTTAAAGATTCCCATTTCACCTATCTTTGCTCCAAGAGCAGATCTTTCATGGTTCTCTAATTCAGCACCACCAGTACTCATAGCGAGTTGTGGTGAGTAGTTGTATTCCGCATCCAGTAA